TATAATTTTCTATTTTAAAATCATTAGGAAATTTAGAGATTAAATCTTTTGTAATAAAATCAAAATTAGATATTTCTAAAAGATCAGAATCTCTATTTTTATCAACTCCACAAAAACCCCAAGTTTTAAACATATCATCAGAACCCCAATAACCAAAATCTTCTGGTTTTTGTAATCCATCTTTAGCACATTTTAATATGTTTTCAGTATAGTTAAAATCTGAATAGACCATTTTAATTCCTTTCTATAATAAACGCTTAATATGAATTAAATCCATATTTTTGTTAATATAATATAAAGATATTATTTCTTTATTATGCATAAGATCATCATTTCCATTATAATAATAATATAATTGAATTGCATAATCATATTTATTTTGTTCAATATCAAAAGTTTTTGTATTTTTTGATACATTTGTAATATTGTATTCACTATTTATATATTCTTTATATTTACCAATATAACAAATTTTTATTGAATTATTTTTCATTGGTTGCGGCTTAAAGAAATCTTTGTTTTTCCGATTAAGCATTAACCAATTTTGTTCTAGAACTTTTACATAATTTACAAGATCTTGTTCTGTATTAATTTCTTGCTCTAATACTGTTGTATTATTCACTTAGTTCCTTTTCCCATAATTCAAAATCAGGATTAATTTCTATATCTGTTTCCCAATCATAAATTTTGTTTTTTTCATAATTAGTATCAATTGGAATAATTCTAATATTTTCATTATTAGCTATATTGTTCAATAAAGCTTTTTCTATTTGTTCTTTATTTTTTAATTTTTGTAAAAGTAATTCTATTTCTTTACGTTTTTTTTCAAAATTACTCATTGTTTATTTTCCTTTTTAACTAAATGGGTTTTTGTTGTAATAGTTTTAAAATATTTGCCTTTATTTATTCCTAACAATTCTACATAAGGTGAATTTATATCAGTATCTTTTAATACTGAATAGACCATTCCGTTATTAGAAATTACTTCATCACCAGATTTAAATTCCATTTATTCTCCTTTTTGTAATAATTTGCAAATTTGTAGTATTTTTTCAGTTGTTTTATTAGATTTATTGTTAATCATTAAATTTCTTAATATCCAACGATAATCTTTTGTTCTTGCTATTGGAATATCAACAGAACTTGTTAATTTATCAAGTTCATTTAATAACAAATGTTTTGTGTAATTATCCATATTAACTTTCTGATTGTTGTAATAAATCTGCTCTAACATTTAAAGTTTTTAACTCTGTTTTTTTAACCCAAAAATAATTTGATTTATGTAATAAAGCCGGAGTATATTCTTTCCTAAATTCTCTTATTAAAATATCAACACCGATTTTTTGACATTTATCACTTAAACAATAATTATAACCAAGTTCTAATCTTTCATTTACATAATTACATGAGCAATAAATACATATAGCCATTTGTATACCTTTCTTATTTGTTTATGTTAATAAAAAACAAGGTTTTGTATTATGCTTTTCCTTATTTTTATCGGGAGAAATTGGAGTAGATAATGCGTTTATCTTTACATAACCCGATTTAATATTTAATTAGATATAACCTACTTTAGCAATTTGCTCGCGTATTGGTTTGCGTTTTTCTATATACGCGGCTTCTGCTTCTAATTTGCTTTTAAGAGTTGCTTTAAGTTGATCAATGTTTTCCTGATTAGACAATTCTATATGTCCATCAATAACAACATCATAACCTTGATATAACAAACTAATTACTAGTTTAATTTGTTCAATTTTAGATAAATACAAAAATCTTCTGTCTTCACCTAAATCATAAACTTCGTTTCTTTTCATTTTTCTAATCATAGTAGAGTTGATTAAAAAATCCATAAAATCAATTTCTACTTGAGTATTATACCAAAATAATTCTGGACTAAATGGTTTGTTTTTACTTGTGCCAATTCCTCTTGTTTTTAATTGACCAGTTCTTACTAATGTATTTACATTGACTTTACGCATTGTTATTTCCTTGTATCAAACTGACTTGGATGAATTTGGATACTGCTATTAATAAGTTTTGCTATTTGTTTTTTCTTTGGCCCATATACTCGTTTAGAATACTCTGAACCATCAGGATAAACTGTGCCTAAATAATTGGGGTTATCAATCATTTTTTGTTTGTCAGTCATCATAATAAATAATTGCTCAATGACCGCGTAATCAATAGCATAATCTTTATCTGTAATAGCATAATAACGAATTTCTTTACTTGTTATTTCTTCTTTGATATAAATAACAACTCCATAACTAACTTTACCAAAGTCAATTGCTAACCCAATAACTTCGGTATTTATAAAGTCTTGTTCGTCTATATATTCTTTGCCTAATAATTTGTATGTCATTTAATTTTCCCTTTTGTTTTTAGTATTTTGATTGGTATTATTTTTGATTGCTTAACCATTGTTTTGCTAATTTTTCACCATCTTGAATTAAACGAAGATTATATTCGCGTTCTCTTTTGTCAAATATATCTTGGATATTATTTAATTCAATTTTGTTTGGCAAGGCTTTTAACTCTTCTTCATCTATTTTATTTTGTCGTTCTATTTGATCAATATTCCAAATTCTCTCACAAACTAATACAGGTTTTAGTTTTGTTATTAATATATTGTCTTTGGTAATAAATAAATCGCCATCAATTTTCTCATACATAAACTTTCCCTTTCGTATGAATATAATTTTTAGTTTGAAGTGTGTAATAAATTATTAATTTTTTTGTAACTACTTACTGGTATACTTTGTATTAGAAATAAACATTTTATTTTGCGCAGCAAATTAGCACCCCAAAAACGACGCAATTTAGCGAGTAATTTACTCACTAATTTAATTTGTAATTTTTGAGATATTAAAATTGCCATATCCAAGTTTATCGTGAAGAAAATTGAAAACTACAAGAAAGTGAAAGATACTTTTTAATTTCTTTTTTTGCGCGCTAAAAGATGCGCCAAAAGATCGGGTCAATGCGCAAATATATCCCGGATTACTTTCTAAATACTTTATCAAAGCTTTATGAAAGTATATGCAAAAGCCGGCCCGAAGGCTTAATTAAATACTTTTTTGCGGCAACATAAATGAATGTATATTTAACAAAACTTTAGTATGCGCTTTAGATACATAACAAATTATTTACAAAAGTCTTAAATAAAGTACTACGCTGTATTTATTAACATTATTCTTAAAAATTGAGTATATATTTTTCCCATACTCTCATCTTTTTAAAAAAATCCAATTTCCCAGCGCAATTCTAAAAATTTTACTGCGTTTCGGCAATATCTTGTAAATAAGACAACATATTACCTGAGTATTTCATACGACCAATATGCACCATATTAATATTTGGATCAACCCAAACCTTGCCGCCAATATCTTGCCAATATCTACAAAACCCATAGTCTTCAGATAAAAATCTATTTCTATGGGGGTCAATGTATGAATTAAAAAATGCGTAGGTGTATTGCTTTTCTTTCTCTGTTAAAGAGCCGGTATCATCATCATATTTAAGATTTGGATATTCTTTCATCAATTTCTCAAAGCATGCTCTTTTAATTAACATAAACCCAGTTCCGGCATCAAAAATTTCTATTGCGCCATTATCAACTTTCAAAGTTACTTGATCTTGGCTTTTTACTGGATTAACAACAAACCTTAAACTTTTTGACATTAATTCGTCATAACGGATATCTTTGACAACAGCATCATGCTTTACCTTTTTCCAATTAATTTCCTTAATTGGGTAGGAACCAGTTACAATTTCTTTATCGTGCCATAACAATTTAATAACATCTTCTGGTTCAAACCCAATATCTGCATCAATAAACATCATATGGGTAAATTCAGAATTAGCCAAAAACTTGGCCGCAATGTTGTTTCTAGCCCTAGAAATTAAACTATCAGTTATCGTTGAAATAGCAAATTTAATTCCACGATCTCGGCAATACATTGTCATTTTAATTATTGACATAAATGTTGCTTCGCTTATTTGTTGATCATAACAAGGGATAGCAAACATTATATACCATGATTCAATCTGTTCTTTTTCTATAGTTATATTTGTTGATTCTACATCTAATTTTGTCATATACTTAGTATACATTCCTTTCGGGGTAAAATCCGTTTTTTATAATAAATTTTGTTTGCATTATCCGCCAGTTCCAACTTACTAATTATGAGCTTTTACAGGTTTTCTAATGTGAAATCAAAGTTTTCGCCAGATTGCTTTTTAGCTGAATAAGTCGGAGAAAATTTTCCGGTATTACCGTCATACAAAGATACTGTACCAAAATCTTCTAAATCATCATATTTTTCTGAATCAATATCAAAATTTAATATTTCCAGATCTATCTCATTATCTACCATAATGTTTGAAGCAGCAGCAAATACTGAGCCGGCCAAAGCATCAGCCATATCTTTAGAACCACTATTTGGGTGGTCAATTCTATTATTAGAAAATAATCTCAATTTTAACAATTCATCTTCAACCAAATGGTTATCCCAATAACCCCGCAATCTAGTGTCGTATATTGCGGTCATTAAAGTATCATAATCGGTTTTCTTTACGCTATGAAAATCAGCGTTTACTCCTAATGCTCTAAGACTTTGAATCATCTCAACAGATTGCCATCTATCAAAAGTAACTAAGCCGACATCAAACCTTCTGCACAAATCAATAATCATTTGCCTTACTGAAGCAAAATTAATTTCTTCACCAGGCTCTGCTTGCCAGGAATAAATTAAATCAACATTTATTACCGGCAATTTCTCAACGCCCATAGATGTTTTAATTTCTGTTATACCAGAACAATGCGTCATGCATAAAGCTGATCTATCTCTTTTTAATCCCAAGTCAACATGGATAAATCTTCTATGACTATCTGAATTATTAAACCATGGATGAAAACGCCCTTCTTCATCCAAAGGATTGTCTGCATAATTAAAAGCTTTTCTAACTAAATTTTCATCTCTAAAATAAGCATCTTCCATACTTGGCGGCTCACACTCAAATCTTGCTTTTGCTTCAATCGGATTCCTAATGTATTCTGATTCCAATTGCTCTCTTTTAATCGTAGGATTAACTTCCCAAGTAGCAGCTTTAATTGTCCAAGTTTTTGGCTCTTTCTTTTCTCTAGAGTTATAATATCTTTGTTGAATGAAATCACCTTTATATCTAGGAAACGACAAAAGAATAACTTTGCCTACTTCCGGGAAACGAGACATCACCGATAATTTACTCATATTATAAATTGCAGATGCAGAACCTTTTGCTCTAGTATCACCTTTCAATTCAGAATCGGTTTTAAATGCAGCAATTTCGTCTAAAACAATTGTTAATACTTCATAACCTTCCCAACCTTCACTTTCTGAGTGACCGGAGAATAATCTTACTGGCCGGGAAAAGAAAAATATTTCTGATACTCTTGGTTCAAAACCAACACTATTAAAGTAAGGAGAGCTTAGTAATAAATTTTTTAATGGTTCAAAAAATACTCTTTGGGCTTGCTGCGCGTTTACAGCCAAATTTAATAAATCTATGTAAACACCATGAGCCTTTCCGTAATAGCCCAAAGGATCTCTTAAACAATGTAGCAAATATGACGAATAAGCGATAGATATTCTGCTACAATGGTCTTTCCCACTACCCTTACCGAGCATACAAATGACTTCATTATCAGTATAATTATTATAATATTCAGTTCCTTTTTCTTCACCCATTAATTTTATTAAAGTAGGCTTCCGAAAGATTTGAGTACTATGTCTAACAATTTCAGTTTGAATTTCAGAAAGTTCTGGCAGCCCAAGATATTTTTTATCTTTAACAAAAACTTCAATAGAAACTGGTTCTTCAACAAGTTCATCTTGTTTCAAAAGTCTATCAAAATCTTCAAACTCAAGATTAACGCCAAGATAATCAGACATTATAATAATTCCAGATTGTTACCAATAGGCAAAAATAGTGGTCTCAAATTCTGGTTAGCGCCAGTAATGGGGAAAAGTAGTGGTCTCAAATTCTGGCCATCGGATGTAATGGGGGAAAGAAGTGGTCTCAAATTATGAGCTTTTATTTTAATGGCGAAAACACCCTGTCTCAAATTATGGGGCATTTTCTTCCTCCGCATCTATAACAACAGTTTCTTTACCCATAATTTGGAAGGCAATTTCCAATTCTTTTCTTACTTCTTCAGCAATTGACGGGTGCTTGGATATAACATCACGCAAAATTTTTGAAAGTATTTGATTGACATTTTCGGCTTTTTGCATTCGCTGAATATATTCAGTATCGGCCTGATTTCCACCACCCATAAGCTTATGCAATTGAGCTTTCTTGGTTGCAATCTCGCCGGCTAATTTAATTGCCTGTATTCTCGCAGCAACCATCCCGTGATCGGTTGCAATGTTTATTGTCTCCCAAGCTTCTTTGCTTAATTCATCAAACTCCTGAAGCGCTTTGAGCGTGTTGAACTGTACTCTTTCAAGAAAGTATGGGTCTTCTTCTGCACTTCTGTTTAAAAATAGTTTATATTCCTCAATATATTCCTTAACTTCACCAGGACTTAAAGTCATTAATGTTGCTATTTCGCTTTTTGAATAACCTTTTACATAAAGTAGCCCAACTTCCTCTATGTCCTTGATTTTTTCTACAAATGTTTTTGTTTTAGTAATTTCAGAATTTGTCATAAGTACCGATCCTATTCTTCATTTTCATATTGCCTAAACGCAATTTCTCCGCCGGCTTCTGACGCTTCTTTCGTTAAATTTTCTAATGTCATGCCGTGCTCCTTGACATAATGGACTCTGTAATTAAACCAACCCTGAACGGCCTTCCACATCTTGTCATCAGTTGTTTCCTGAAGCTTCATCATTTCATCAACAGTAAGCAGAAAGCTTAAAACACCTAATGGCATATACACAACAGTATCAAATGATTTATCTTTGTTTTTAGCAAATTTTTTTAATAAATTTTGAAATTGCATTACTAAATCTTTAATGGGTTGCCCAGTATAAAAATCAATATTGCCGTAAGCATTTCTTTCCCGAGGGCAATATTCATCAACTCCAGTGATCGTGCCAAAAGAACGACATACCAGGGGTCTGTAGCCGTATATAGTGCAGCCACCTTTGTAAAAGGCACAGTGCCGTTTTGTTTCCCCACCCCATGTCCAATCAGGATCATTGAGAGCCTCTATGAGCGATTCTTTAACCGAATTGAACCATTTGTTAGCTTCATTTTCTCCTTTATTTTCAAGAACCAAATAATATTCTTTGTTTAAATTATAAGCAATATTTGCACACTCCATCATCGGCAAAATTAAACCTATTGTGCAGCATTTACCGGATCCTAGACATTTAAATTTAGTTTGGTTTTGTTTTGCTTCTAGAACCCTAACTTGATTATAAACCATATCAAGTTCAGTAAATAGATGTATATCACTAAGCGATACTGATTTTCTCATTTTTTCCCCATATTTTTTTTTCTAGCCATGTTCATTCTTCTCTGCTCTCTTCTTCTAGCTTCAACTAATTTTTGCATTGGCGATTCAGGTTTCCTGGATGCAGTTCCTTTATTGAGATTGCGACCTTTGCCCCTAAATTTCAGCAAATCATATTTTTTACACCAGTTATAAAGAGCTTGCGGGGTGATCGTAATGTTATATGTTTGGCTTAAAAGTTTAACAATATCTGTTAAATTCATACGCTTTTTCACATAATGCTCGTAAAGCCAAGTTTTATCTTTATAAGGGTCTAAAGTCATTTTTTACCTACCATTAAATAATACCATAGTGCAATACCGATTGCGTCTACTATATCATCATCATTAATATTATCAACTAAAAAATATTTTGAAACTATTTTGTTTACGCGATCTTTTCTTTCTTTTTTCTTTTTTGATTCAAAAGAACCTTTACTTTTGTCATTCTTTAATCTCTCTTTATCGTGCTTAGAAAGATTAGTGTACCCAAT